GACGCAATCAGGTCTGTGTTGATAATCAGACCCTCACCGATACGCCCTTTAGCGGCGTTAGTTAGTTTGATAAGTTTCACGCAGTTATTCCTTTGTTTGCAAAGTTGCCGTGTAACATTTCCCTTGCTAAATCTATAAATTCTTCTGCAAGTTCTTTTGTTTTGAATCTTCCAAGAGTTCTCCGCCGATTGTTAAATGCAATTTGAGCAACCCAAGTGTTTTTAGGTTTACACCAATAAACACCTTTAACGCCAGAAGTGTTGCTTTTGTAAATCTTTTGATTGCATTTGTTTTCAGACAGAGTTGCTGGTCGTAAATTCTCTGGCTTATTGTTTAGACCATTGCCATCAATGTGGTCAATATATTCTGAGCAATATCCATGAGTCATGTAAAAAATAACTCGATGCGCAGAGTATCGTTGAGAGTTAATCTTAACCCATTTGTATCGGCCTCTTTGGCATCCTGCCTCAATTCCGGCAGGTTGCATTTTCCGTTGAACTTTGTTGTAAAGAATCCCATCCTTAACTTCAAACAAGGAGTGCAACAAATCAAAGTCTGGCAACGGTAAGGATTTACTCGGCATCTGGAATCTCATCCCAAGCAAGGCTTTCTTCATTCCAACTATACCGTTTACCATCTGTGGGATAAGGTACAGGAGCGTTCCAAAGACAAGAAAACTCATCTAATACCCAAGACGGATATGGGCGTTGAGGAATGAACGCGTCACGCCCCGCATCGTAGGTGTAGCCTAGTCCCGCATAGTTCTTGCGGAAAGGGGTTCCACCTAGTGCATGAACGCCACCGTGGGTGTTGTACGAAGTCTGTTTGTAGACATCGCCTGTACGGGCAGACAGTTCTGCCTCTTTGCCGTTGTCCTCGTCACGGCCTACCGTAACAAAGATAACGACATTGTTTTCATCGAGTTTGGCAAAATGAGCGATTTTAATATCTCCTATTAACTAAAAGTTACTGTTTCTGATGTGGTTGATGTAGCGGTCACGGTGTAAATCTTAAATCCTGATACCGCAGTCGATAGCGAGGATGTAACACCGCCTGAGAAGGTAGCCGTTACGTTGTCAGGTACTTTGATAACGACAATGCCAGAGCCGCCGTTACCGCCTGTGGTTGTGTTGCTACCGCCACCACCTCCACCGCCGCCTGTGTTTGATGTGCCTGCGCTTCCAGATGTGCTTGAACCGCCACCCGCACCACCACCGCCAGAGCCAGCCGAGCCTCCAGTTCCACCTCCACCGCCACCACCTCCACCCCTAGTTACGGACGAACCTGTAATTGAGGATGCGCTACCCGCACCACCCGCACCGCCAGTTGTCGAGGAACCATTATTTCCTACTGCTCCAGCACCACCACCGCCTCCAGAGCCAGATTGTTCTCCCACATTAGCGGCAGTACCGCCATTATTACCTTGAGAAGGCGAAGTGCTTGGTGTATTACCACTTCCAAAGCCAGATGCAGTAGCCCCACTACCACCACCAGAACCACCGTTTGCGCCTGTTTGCGACCTTCCGCCACCACCACCGCCTCCGGCTGATGTAAATGAACCAAGAACAGAGTCGTTTCCAGAATTGCCTGTTGCTCCCTGCCCGCCGGGGCCACCAGAAGAAGAACCGCCTGTTCCTCCACCGCCTACGGTTACTGTGTACGCAACACCAAAACTAAATTGAGATGCTGAACCTGTGCGATACCCACCAGCACCACCGCCACCAGCAGAAAAACCCGGCGCTCCAGAGTGTCCACCACCCCCACCACCACCCGCTACAACAAGGTAGTCAGCAAGGATAGTCGGTGCGCCTTGCCCCGCTAGAAGAATCTGAAAGATTCCGGTCATGTCTTAACTCACATTTCCTGTGATTACGCAGACGGTACTAGAGATAAATAGGATTGTGCAGACACCTCTAGTCGCAAGGGTAACGCTTGCCTTATCCGAATCTGTACCCGCAATGTAAGCGGTTGTGATAGAGCAGGTAATAGTTATGTTTCCAGAAGTATTATTAAAGATAGAGATTGCATCACCCTCTGCAAACGTAGCATCAGGGATTGTGATTGATCCACCAGAGCCAACTTGAACGTACTCACCAACATCGGTTGTCGCAAGAGTGTAGGAGCCTGTCTTAGTTCCTACTGGTGGGATGTTGATGTAGCCTAGCGTTGCAGTCTGGGCCGGTAAAGTAATCGTTGTAGTACCAGCGGCAGCGGCAGCATTAAGCGTAGACGTTCCGCTACTGGAACCATTGAGTTTAAGGTTGCCAGAGTTAAAACTCTGAGCTGCGGTAAACGTCTGGACTACGTCAGTCTTAGCCGTGTCTGCGTCATAAGCCTGTACGTCTGTGCCAATAGTCAGGCCAAGCGAGGTCTTTAATGTAGCACCAGACTCTACTACAAAGTTTGTACCATTCCCGATTATAACACCATTATCCGTTGGTGTCAAGCCAGCAACATCAGCTAGCTGTGCATCGTAGGCCTGAACCGTAGACCCGATATTGGATGCCAGCAGTACGTTACTGCCTTCAACCGCAATTACACCGGCAGAAACACGAGTTATTGTTGTATCTGTTGCATGACCAACATTAACGGCTGTAAACTGAGGGCTGTCCCCTGTGCCTACACCTAAACTGGTTCTAGCAGTATCGCCAGACTCTGCTACAAAGTTTGTTCCATTACCAACAATAAAGTTACCATCAGTAACGGCTAGGCCTGCTACGTCAGTTAATTGAGCATCATAGGCCTGTACAGTCGTACCAATGGCAGCCGGGGCTAGGTAGTCAGTACCGGCAGTAGCTGCTGTAAAGGCGCTGGTACCGTTACCTTTGATGATGCCGGTCAGGGTCGATGCACCAGTACCACCGTAGGCTACAGCAATCTCAGTGGCTTTCCAGGCACCAGTCGTGATCTCGTTAGAGTCATTGATTGTGACACCGCTGGTCTGGATAATCTTGCCGGTAGAGCCATCAAAGCGTGGAACTGTGTTGTCAGTAGACGACGATGGTCCAGTAACGTCACCAGTACCGCCACCGCCGCCACCAACGGTAATCCATTCTACGTCAGTGGCACCAGAGGTAACAGCTAAAACTTTACCACCGTTGCCAGTGTAGGAAGGCAGCAGATTGACACGGGCATTAGCAGCCGTGCTTGCCCCGGTTCCACCATCGGCAACAGCCAAGTCAGTGATGCCGGTTACGGAACCACCAGTGATCGTTACGTTGCTGGAGGCCTGGGTAGCAATAGAGCCTAGGCCAAGGCTGGTACGGGCTGTAGCGCCAGATTCGGCAACGAAGTTAGTACCATCTCCGACAATGAAGTTACCATCGCTGGGAGTTAGGCCAGCAATGTCAGTAAGTTGTGCATCGTAGGCCTGTACATCAGTACCGATGGTTAAACCAAGGGAAGTCTTTAGCGTTGCTCCAGATTCTACAACAAAATTGGTGCCATTGCCAATAACAACCCCATTGTCTGTAGGGCTAAGGCCAGCAATGTCAGCTAACTGGGCATCGTAGGCTTGTACGTCTGTTCCGATAACTAGGCCTAGATTGGTCCTAGCACCAGAGGCGTTAGAAGCCCCAGTACCGCCATCAGCGACTGCTAAGTCAGTAATACCAGTGATTGTACCGCCAGTGATGTTAGCAGAAGCGTTGTCAGTCTTGGTGGCAATTGCCGTAGCAACATTATTTAATTCTGTATCAATTTCGGAGCCACGAACAACCTTACCGGAATTACCGGGAGGCAATGAATCCTTAGCGGTGAAATTGGTGACTTTGGTGTAGTTAGACATTTTTACTCCGATTAGGTATACCAGATGGGGATGTAACCACCAGCATCAGTAGACCATGCTTTGGTCAATGACGCATCTTCATATACATTAATATAATCAATGCCAGCTTTTTTGCCTGTCGTACTAACAAGAACATCTGCCAGCATTCCAGTAGAATAGGTATTCTTCTGTGCTGGCTCTGATCCTAATTTCTTTACAGGGATGTAGTCTACCCATGCCTTTAGTCCAGTGGTGCTACCAAGTTTATTGATAACCCATTTGGTGGTTCCATTGGTAGTAGCGTAGGTGGTGGGGAAGCAACGAGGTATCATTTAGTTTCCTCTTTAGTTTTCTATAGCAACCTCAATGAAGATGCTATAGAAAAGCCTCCGAAGAGGCAAAACCGTAAGGTTTAGAATACTGGACGACCTACCATAAACTTAATGCTTGTTTCAGCCAAGTTTACAGTACCAGCGGTGATGTTGTTAAATATCACAGTAACAGTGTTTGCAGCAGATACATAAGCAGTTAACTGCACGCCTGCTAGGTCAACACCAAGAGAAACACCAAGAACAATGTCGCCAAGAGCAACACCGGGAACGGTAACAGTGTCTGTATCGTTAGTTCCGGTACTTAAACTATCAGCATTGATTGTTGCTTTAACTGCCCAAAAGTCAGTAAACAGTCCTTGAAACTGTTCACGGCCTCTTTTGGACACTACAGCGGTAGCGTTAGCCATTTTTAAATCTCCTTATTGGTTAGAATGGGGCCAGCCTTATGAGCCAGCCCCGCTTGTTATTCCTGATTAGGCAGGAACAGCAATACCAACAGCGGAGGTATCACGCAGTTCGCCAACACCGTAGAGCGTGTCTGCGGTGAGCAGCGTTGCGAGGTACTCTTGCTTGTACTGAGTCTGAACACGGATGCCCAACTGCTCGATGAGAACGCCGTACTCTGGGTGGAACATAACAGCGATACGAGCACCACCAGTAGCTGTGGGGCAGTTGGTCGAAACATAGACCTTAACGCCGTATACGTCACCAATCTGACCGTTGCGGATGGAATCGCCGTTACCAACGAAAGCCTGCTCAGTGAAACGAGCAAGACCAAGCATTGTGTTACGAGCAACAGGAGGAATTACAAGTGAACGTCCGTCCATCGGAACATCGTTGTCGTCCAGAGTCTGGATGATCTTACGGATACCAGCGTCAGTGATAGCAGTAGCGTTTGCCGAACCAGAAGTGTAGTTCGTGGAGCCATCGCCACCGATAACAGCCTTGTCCCAAGTTGCGTTGCCAGCGCCGGATTGAGCCTTGCTGAAGTTGTTCAGCAGGTCAGTGTCGATCTGGGTAGCAAGAGCGTAGCCGGAGTCATCCGTGTAGAAGCGGCGCAGTGAAGAAAGCGACTGAACTTCTGCCAAGTCCTCGATCAAGCGGCTGTACTCATAATGCTTGTCGATGTTGACAGTGATTCCAGTTCCGGTCATCTGCTGCATTGTAACAGCCGACTCAACCGTCTTAGCCGAAGCTGCACCACGACCAGGAGCAGGGAACGTGACAGAGTCACCTTTCTTGCCCTTGAAGTTCATCTTCTTGATGAGGTTAGCTACAACTAAGTTCTTCTTGTAAGCAGCAATGATCTCGTCTTGCCAAATTTGTGGTACAAAACCAGCGGTATCTGCTTCTGATTTGATGACGAAGTCACCTGAGGGATAAAATGCCATGATAAAAGTCCTTTGTTAAAAGTTGTTAATTAACGGACCCGGCCTTCACGATACGCTTGCATTATTTCAGACTGCATCATATCGTACTTGTCTGGATCCTTTTGCATGAGGTTAATAATGTCTGACCTACGAAAAATCTTCTTAGAAGGTGCCTCATCACTCCCAGACTTAACAGTAGTTGTTGCAGCTTTGACTGCTTGGCTTCGTGCTTCCTTCTCTACCGAGGCGGTTGCTTTGGCTACTTGCTGTCGTTCTTTCCATGTTGACAGCAGTTCATCCGCAGCATCTACATCATATTGACGGTCTGCACGAACTAACAATTCAGTCCTAACCTTAGAAGCCTGAACCCATTCTTTGAAGTTTGGGTTTGTAGCAATATCCATGTAGTCAGGATGCTTTGTCTGTATATCAGTCTTAGCCTTGGCTACTTTCATCTCCAAAGACAGCATCTCTGCCTGTTTGATCTTTGGATGGTTGTCTATAGCCCTTGCTACTGCTTTGTCTGGATCAGCGAAGAAATCAGTTTCTTCTACCTTTTCCGTGTTCAGTTGCTGCTTGCTTAAAGCTTGGGTCTTGATGAAATCATCTACAACCCTACGCAGTTCTCCGACTTCGCTGCCCTGTCTGCCGATTAACTTCTCAGCTTCCATGTGCATCTGAGCAATCTCTTTAGCACTTTTTCCCCGATACTTTTCAGGAATGCTATCGTCAACTTGCTCTTGTGTCTGAACCTGCGGTGCAGGCTCTTGCGTTGCTACATCGGTAAATACTTCGTTAGGTTGCGTTTCAACAACGCCTTCTTCAGCAAAACTAGCCATCAGTCTCTCCGTGCCTTAACAGCATTTAGAAAAGAACACTTACAGATTTGAGGGGGTTCTCTTATCCCTCTGAAATACCAACTTTACGTTCGTATTTAATATGCGACTCACGCCGCTTTTCCCAAGCCATAGTTGCACCGGGAAAGTCCCCTGAGATACCTTCTAGAGATATCCTAGGGGCTGAGATGAGTCTGCTTGCGTCATTTGCACAGTGAGGGCACTGTATGACTTTTACAGAATCATCAACATATTTTTCAGTTATGTGGCCTTTGGCACACTGAAAATCAAATATTCTTCTCATTTAGTTCCTCGTAAGCACTTTCAGACAGTTCCCGTAAACCAATCATGTAGTCTAGGATGTCTACTTGTCCTTTGCGGAACTCTATATTTGTTGTGTCACAGTTGCGGATATTTTCATAAGCACTCCGCATATCTGTCAGGTCTTCAATGAGTTGTTTCCACGCTTTGGTGGACATCATTGCTAACCTATCTTCATAGTATTGCTGTAATTCTGGTAACATTGTTTTATAAGTCTATCATATGTATGCTTTACTTGCCAATGATAACCAATATCCTAACTTTGTCTTGCAGCAACGACCTGAAGGTTTGCGATGTCCTTCTTGTTGTTGATGTCTTTCTCCTTCAGAGCCAGATTAGCGACCTTGACACGGCGCTCGAACTCTGCCGTGGCTTGGTTGGTGTCTCCGAGGTACTTAGAGGCGCTAGCAGCGATAGAAGCCTGTAGTTCCTGTGGCTTTAGCTGTGTATCGACCACCTCTGCCTGCGTCCTAGCCTGTTTTAGCTGGATGTCAGCCTGCAAGTCAGCCAATTCTAGCTGTGCTTTCTGCATCTGCATCTGCATAACCTGCTGTTGAGCCTGCTGTTGCTGAGGATTTGGCTGCATCATCTTGTTTAGCTGCTGAATCATCTCTTCCCGGTTGTTCAGGCTTGAGTTTTCCACAATTGCCTTCAGAACCAAGGGCACAACTGGCGACTCAGGGCCTAAAGTCTTCAGTAGGTTCATAAACTGCATCTGTTCATACTCACGGGCAACGATGCCTAGGTTAGAAGCAGGGATGAAGTTGTAGTCCTGTGCTGGATAACGCTCTGGATCAAACTGCATGAAGCGGTAGGCAGCCTTGCTCACAAAAGGAATAAGGAACTGCTCTTGGAAATTGACCAAGGTACGCTTATTCTTCTTGATAATTGCTGATAGGGCAGGGTTTAGGCCACCACCGTCTGCACCAGCTGCTGGCAACGAGGCAGAATCTACTGTGCCGGTAGCCATCAGTAGCATCTTCATGAACTCACCAGCCGTGGTTAGGTTGCCTGGATCAGTGACACCGAACTTAAAGGCCTGTAAAATCTCATTCGGGTTGCCGTTGGTCAGGATAGTCTTACCAGGGCGAACCTCAAACTTGCTTCCACGAGGTAATCTTGTAGCATCGATACCCATCATCGGTACAGTTGTCAGTGCCAGACTGTCTAAGTGGGCACGGATCTGAGCATCGATGGCTCTTTGACAGTTATAGCCCTTCTCAGCGATGCCACGGCCCCAGAAACGGTTAGGCATAGAGTCGTATTGGAAGGCTACGATGGGACGATCCTGCATCATGTAGGGCGACTGCTCTGCCTTTAGCAGGTACTGGTCGTTAGCGATAACAATAATGCCCTCAACCAAGTCGGTATAGGGGGCTGCTTCGGTGCCAAACTCGTCAGTCTTGTCAGCAAATATCTTAACAATCTGCTCAGTGTCCTCAGACTCTAGCAGGAACTTAGGAATTAAGCCGTAGTAACGCAGCAATAGAACCTTGTCTTGCTGGTACTCGATGGTCTCCTGTACCGGCTCTAAGTCAGAGTCTACAGCGGTGGGGCCAAAGTTGGGCACAGTCTTATAAACACCAGACTCCATACCAGCCACAACAGAGTGCAGGGACACATATTCCTCAATTGCACAGCCTAGTGCGTCCTCGATGCTGGTGGCATTGGGGTCAATTAAGAAGTTCTTAGGATTGATTGGCTTGAGACCAACAACAAAGCGGCTACGCTCTTCTACACCAACAGCGGTCATGCTCATTTCCACTATTGGACGTGATGCTGGCGCTAACTCGTTCTTCTCTGCAATGGTAATCTCACCGATGCCGGTGCCATAGACTGCGCCAAGAACGATGGTGTCAGAGACTGCTTTGCGGACCTTTTCCTTTTTAAAGTCCTCATACATCTGATTCTTTAGTTGCTCTACGTCAATGCGGTTCTTGTCAGCCAGATTGTCTGAGATGTCAAAGAACTTCTCACCACGACCAAAGACAGCCTCTTCAATCTCAGCCACTGAGGACTCAATAGCCTGCTGCAAGGCAGGGGTTACAATGCGGGAACGCTCAGACTCACGGGTGCTATCCTCTCCAGCCCAAAGTCCACGCCATAGACGCTCATAGCGTTTCCATTCCTCAAGATAGTTCTCATCTCGCTGGTTACGCCAGTTCTCACAACGAGACAACACCCAGTCAGTAATCTGGGAATCTCTGCTGTTATATGTTTGATCGTCCATTATTAGTCCTCGATGGTGTTGCCGATGCTATCGGAAAAGACACTGACGTACTCTTCTTTTTCCTCTTCGGAGTCTTCTTCGTCCTCAGCCTCCATAGCACCAAAGATGTCCTTGTCTTTGAGGCCAGCTTCTTTAGCGGCAGTGATGATCGTCATCATGCAATCAGCACTAAACTTCTTTTCCATCTCTTCTTTGATGGTCTCGAATACTGCAGGGTTCTTGACTAACTTGTCCCAATTAAGGGGCACATAGTCTTCTTTGTTGTAATACATCATGTCCATATCTAGTCCTCAATATCCAGAAACAACATCTAAGGGAACGTACTCTTCTTCTTCGTAGTCACTCGTGTACTCGGCAATAGCAATCTGGTCGATGTAACTTAAAGCGTCAATTAAGTCATCGTGGACCTGAGAGTTAGGAAAGTTCATCAGTTCATCGATGATCTCAGCATTCCAGTCGCCTTTATTAAAGGTCAACTTACCGTGCTCTAGTCTGCCCTGTAAAGACC